TTGAAAAAAATCCATATCTTTTAAAATACGAAGACAAAACATTATTCTTACATCAACAACAAATCTATAATATTTGTAGACCTCCTCCGCCTAAACCAGAGGAAGAGGAAGAGGAAGAGGAAGAGGTGATAATTCCGAAATTGATATTATATACTGCCCCAACTGGAACCGGTAAAACATTAACTCCAATAGGTCTTTCTGAAAATTATAGAATAATATTTGTATGTGTTGCACGACACATTGGTTTGGCATTGGCTAAGGCTTCTATTACAATGGAAAAGAAAGTCGCATTTGCGTTTGGTTGTGAAACCGCATCTGATATTAGATTACACTATTTCTCAGCGGTAGACTATACCCGTAATAAGCGTTCAGGTGGAATTGGAAAAGTTGATAATAGTGTGGGAACCAACGTAGAAATTATGATTTGCGACGTTCAATCATATATTACAGCAATGCATTATATGTTAGCGTTTAATAAAGCTCAAAATATAATTACATTTTGGGATGAACCCACTATTACGATGGATTATGAAGAACATGGATTACATTCCACTATCCATTCGAATTGGGTAAATAACAAAATCCCCACATTGATTTTATCATGTGCTACGTTACCGACTCAAGATGAATTATTACCAGTATTTCATGATTTTAGATCCACATTTGAAGATGCGGAGATACATACAATTACCAGCTATGATTGCCGTAAATCGATTTCTATTCTTGATAAGTCTGGGTATTGTGCTTTGCCACATTATCTATACGATAATTATTCTGATATGATAAGATGTGCCCGTTATTGTGAATCGAACAAAACCCTTCTACGATACTTTGATTTACGTGAAATTATCAAATTTATTGAATTTGTTAACGAACAAGACCTGATTGATGACGATATTGATACTTACTTTACAGGAAATATCACAAATATTACCATGAATAAACTTAAGGAATATTACCTTGACTTACTATTTCAGATTGATGAAGAGAATTGGAGCGTTTTGTATAAGTATTTACAAAGCACCCGAACTATGAAATTCAACACGTCTAAGTCAACTACTATATTCAAATCTAAAAGTTTGGAAAGTGCGTCAAAACCTGGGAATAAATTAACCAGAACAACCAGTGTTTCTCTACCAGTATCATCTTCCTCAAAACCAAAACCGGGTTCTACTGGAATTTCTATTACAACTGCTGATGCTTACACATTAACCGATGGTCCTACTATTTTCCTGGCTGACGACGTAGATAAAATTGGTAGGTTTTATATTCAGCAAACAAATATACAACCATCCGTATTTGAAACTATCTTATCCAGAATTACAAAGAATGCCGATTTGATTAAGCGTATCGAATATTTAGAAAGTGAAATATTATCAAAGGAAACTAAACATAGTAATTATGATGATGATAAAAATGTTAGAGACAGTGGACGATTATGTAAAGAATCTCAAGAGTTTGATAACCAAATTAAAAAATTAAGAAAAGAAATTAAACTGGTTTCATTAGACGCTATATATGTTCCGAATACACGACCACATCAAACTAAATGGTCTCCAGATGGTGAAATTCATGAAAACGCATTTGTATCTAATATTGATGATGTTACCTCTAAAGAAATTATGCAGTTAAATATTAGTAATCATCTTAAAGTATTACTACTATTAGGTATTGGTATGTTTATTGAAAATCCAAATGTTAAATATATGGAACTCATGAAACGTCTTGCGGAAGAACAGAAACTATTTATAATTATCGCATCCAGTGATTATATTTATGGGACAAATTACCAGTTCTGTCATGGGTTTATTGGTAAGGACCTAACAAAAATGACTCCACAAAAAACATTACAAGCTATGGGGCGTATCGGAAGAAATCATGTTCAACAGGATTATACCGTTCGTTTCAGAGATGATGACATGATTATGAGATTATTTCAAAAACCGCTTGTAAATATAGAAGCAAATAATATGTGTTCGTTGTTTGTTTCAGATTAAACCGGACATCTATTATAATGAACCTTTACAATGATTTGTTCTACATCATTAACTATTTGTGCGTCTAAGGTTTCAAATTTGTCGTTTTCATTAAAACGCAATGGTATATACGCATCACATACATAATCCTTTTTAACAAAATTAAAATACATGTTTTTTATTGGAATTTTTGATTGATTTAAGAAATATGAAAATGTTTTTTCTCCTCCTATAATCCAAATATCATCGTACTTGTTCTTCGTACAATGTGATATAACTGAATCAACATTCGGAAAATACTCTATATCGTTGTATGGTGAATATGGAATCTTATCAGTTTCATTACACCATACCACGTGGAATCTGTTTATAAGAGGGAACATAATAGAGTTATCAAATGTGTTCTTGTCCATCAATAGCGCATTATTTCCATTTCCACGAGTAAGTTTTGAAAATAACATATCATACTTATTTGAATTGGTCCATGGTACATTCCCCTTATATCCGATTCCACCTTTACGACAAATAGATGTAATTATGTTAAAATTCATCATAATAAGAGTATACAAATTTTCCTAAATGTGTATACTTAAAAGTATTGTTACCAACCAACTATATAAAGATTATCATTTTCAATTATTCACATGAATAACAAGTTAATAATTTCTTTTCGGGGTTATCAGCGTATTGTAGATAATACATGTACCGGTTTACCGTCATATATTTCTATTGTAAATAATTTAGTCCACCGGCATAACGAGCATACGAAGTCTAATTATGTCCTTTACAATCACGTATCCAATCACTCACGTATTATCCAAATTTATACCAATCTACGTAAAAATAAATAATTCGTTTATATCTTTATCTTCTGGTGCTTTTTTGGCAGCTTCCGCCTCATCTCCTTGTGCTTTTTTGGTAGCTTCCGCCTCCGTCTCCGTCTCTTCTTGTGCTTTCTTGGCAGCTTCCGCCTCCGCCTCTTCTTGTGCTTTCTTGGCAGCTTCCGTCTCCGCCTCTTCTTGTGCTTTCTTGGCAGCTTCCGCCTCCGTCTCCGCCTCTTCTTGTGCTTTCTTGGCAGCTTCCACTTCCGCCTCTTCTTGTGCTTTCTTAGCAGCTTCAGCTTCCGCCTCTTCTTGTGCTTTCTTGGCAGCTTCCGCCTCTTCTTGTGCTTTCTTGGCAGCTTCCGCCTCTTCTTGTGCTTTCTTGGAAGCTTCCGCCTCTTCTTGTGCTTTTTTGGCAGCTTCAGCTTCAGCTTCGTATTGTGCCTTCTTGGTAACAACTTCCTCATCTACTTGATTGATTTGTGATGTATCTGTTTCGTCTTTATTAGAATCTTCATTATTGTCATTAATAATAGGGTTTTGTTTGTCAACACCCGACGATTCGTCTTCTTTTATGGGGTTTGTCTTTTTACAAAATAATGATCTTAAAAAATCCATTACACCTTGAATTATATAACCTACATGTTTTTAATTTGTTTCATTACAATATTATGTTGGTCGTGGACGATAATATAAATCTTTGGAAAATTCGACATATTTGCATATATATTTCTTAATATCATTAGGTAAAGGAAGAGTAAATATTTTGTGCGATTGTTCTATAATGTCTTTTGGTGGAGTTAATACTTCGTAAAATTTATTAACAGAACTTACAATGGTTTTAGTTCCATCTATATTAAATTCGGTTTCAAATCGTGAACGAGATAATAACACTTGTAACCCAGAATCGTATGAATAAGTACGTCCACGAATATAATTTGAAGCTAAAAATGTACCAATCATGTAGTTACTATTTGGTATTCTTAAATTGTTTGTTAAATTCCACTGAATATCAATCATATACCTTTTTCCAGGTATGAGGTCATATGTTTTTATTTGTTTGGATAATGGCATTATTATATTATTATTATATTTTCTGGATTATGAATATAACGTAAAAATTGAATTATGATTCACCATGTGTATAATAATAAACTTATTACACCGATAATAACAATATGAATGAAAAACGTCACAGCGCATCGCAAGTAGCACCCGAAACAGCAGAAAAAGTTGCGACAAAATCAATGGAAACACTATATGCAGCTCATGAAAATAAACTGCACGACATACAAGATAATATTGAAGACATGAGGAAGGCTTACACGGCTTCCTCGGTAATCGAGTTTTACAAACTATGTAAATGTGGCGATATAGATGGGTTAACAACGCATTTTAGAAACCCCGTAAAAATAAATGACGACATACCTATAAACACCGAATTCGCATATTTTCTTGGAAAGTATAAAAATAACAATATAAAAGAATGGTTAGTGAACTTTGACCCAGAATTTTGTGCGGATAATGTTGACAATGACTATATGGCAGACGAACATACACCTACATATGCTCTATATACGGCGTTTGATTATTACCAACCAGAAGTAGTAAAATGGATTTTTACAAACGTTATTTATTTGCCTGTCCCGAGAAATCGTTGTAATATCAGTCAATTCTTTGATATATGCTATGAACGAAAATACTTCGATTTAATGAAAATGATAGTGGAAGAAATGCCACCATGTTTTTCAGAACGCATGAGAGAACAATATAATAATATCAAACTAAAAATGGATTAATTAAATAGTTTTACGCGGAAAAAGTAGAAAAAAGAATTGGTTGAGAATTTTGAAATTGGACATAAAATAAATGTCCAAAATGAAAATCCTCGATGAGAAATTTAAAAAGGGGTTTCGTGAAAATACGTTTTATACCATTATGCAGTATTTTACATATTTTTCGTAATTTTTTGTTAGCATAAAAAATTAAATATATTACGCTGAAAAGTATTTAGGAACTTTATTATGTATTCTAATTATATATATTTAGAATACAATGGATACAGAAAAAGTTCAAAAAAAGTACAATAATTATGAGTGTAAAAAATGTAAGTATATTACACAGCGAAAAAGTCAATATGACCGTCACATATTAACATCAAAACATATAAGAATACATGAGAATACTGAAAATAGTTCAAAAAAGTTCAAGCTATATGTGTGTGATTTTTGTAATAATGAATATAAATTCCATTCTGGATTATGGAAACACAAAAAGACATGTACGTACAAAGAACATAATGACATAACTGAAGATATACCAGAGGAAGAACCCATAAATGATGATAACCCAGATACTGATGTAAAGGTGTTATCTAATACAATATTTGAATTGGTAAAACAGAACAATGAATTCAAACAATTATTAGTTGAACAAAACCAGAAAATGATGGAAATGGCAGGAAACATGGGTAATAATAATAACAATACTGTAAATAGCCACAATAAGTTCAACCTCAATGTATTTTTGAATGAGAAATGCAAGAACGCAATGACATTGAAAGACTTTGTAAAATCCATCAATATATCAGTACAAGATTTTATAGAAACAGGAGAACGTGGTTTCATAGATGGCATTTCAAATATCATCGTAGAACGTATAAATGAAATGGAAATCCATGACCGTCCGCTTCATTGTACTGATTTAAAACGAGAAACTGTGTATATTAAGGATGATGACAAATGGGAAAAAGATGAAGATAAAGTAAAATTACGTAAGGCAGTTAAAGGAGTTGCTAACAAAAATGAAAGAATGCGTCCAATATGGTATGATTCTACTCCCGATGTAGGTATCATGGGAACCGAAAATTATGAAAAGTTCTTCAAATATTCTGAATCATCACTTGGTGGATGCGGAAAAGAAGAAACAAAATTGTTTGAAGATAAAGTGATGAAGAATGTTCTCAGAGAAGTAACTATTGATAAAGAAAATATTAATAAATAAAGGATATAAAGATACCTTTACTATATTGTTTGTGTGGGTAGTGTGTATAATGTAAATAGTGTATATAGTTGTGTGTGTGTATAAGCTCCTTTAGCTCAGTGGTAGAGCGCCACCCTTGTAAGGTGGCGGTCACGCGTTCAATCCGCGTAGGGAGCTTCCAAATAGACAGTTTGTCCGAGTGGTTAAGGAGAATGACTAGAAATCATTTGTGAATTTCACGCACAGGTTCGAGTCCTGTAACTGTCGCCAGCCCCTATAGCTCAGTGGTTAGAGCGTACGCTTAGTAAGACCGTATATAAGTCCTTTTTAGCGTAAGGTCGAGTGTTCAACTCTCTCTGGGGGCTTTAGACCTAAATATGTCTTTAAACTGTTTACAGCGTGATTGTCCGAGTGGTCTAAGGAGCCAGACTTAAGCGATTCTACAAGAATCTACTCCACCTGGTGGCGTCAGCCTCGTGCGTTCGAACCGCACATCACGCAGCATAATGGTTTCAATATTTTCCAACTTAAAAATATTGTGGTACCGGTGGGTATATTTGCTCTTATAGTGTAGTGGTTATCACTGTGGACTTTGATATATATGTTTTTCATATATGAAGTGATCCGCAAACCTGGATTCGAATTCCAGTAAGAGCTAATTGTTATCATATTTGCTATAATAATTTGATTGTTTAATTCAGATTATTATAAAATACTTTCATATTTCCAAATGTATCCCTTGCTTGATTGTCTTATCCCATTACAACACATACTTATACAACTATTAGATGACCCAACTGAATCAGCTGCTTGTTTACAATTATCAAACGATTTTAACCTATTTCCATGAATGTCAAATTGTACTACTTTACGGTTTCTTTTTGATATAATCTGATTATATATTTCATCTTGACCTTCAGCTTTGGTATCATTTGAATTCATACTTTCATATTTCCAATAAAAACCCTTTCCTGTTTGATTTGGTTTAAGACAACACGTAGTTATAAAACCACGAGAAGCACCGACATATTCTGCTGCTTCTTTGCAAGTATTAAATGATTTTAATCTATTTCCCTGAATATCAAATTGTATTATTTTCCTGGGTATTTGAGTTATAACCTCTTTTTTTGTTGTTTTTTGACTATATTTGAACCTTCCAGTTAACGGTGGTATTCCTAATTCAGATTTGGTTTCATTACTTTCAAACTTCCACCTAAATCCTGCTGCGGTTTTGATATCATCATTACAACAATGTCCTATAGTAGAAGGGGAACAACCTACATATTTAGCTGCTTCTGTAAGGCTATTAAACGATTTCAATCTATTCCCGTCAATATCAAATTGTATGACTTTCCTATTTTTTAGTAAAGACGCAGCTATTTTGCGTTTAGTTTCTTCATGGTGTTTTCCAGAATTTCCCCCCAATCGTATATTGTAACCATTTGGCACCAAACAATTATATTGTTTGATGTATTTGATTTCCATATCATCCAATTGATTATCAAATGTTATACATACTAATTTGAATTCAAAGTTCTCAACACCATATTTTTTGAAAGCAGAAGTTAAATAACGACACTTGCTGCTATTTTTTCTGTGGTTTCTCCATCTATCTTCTAAGTCTTGCGTGGTTTGTCCTATGTATGTTTTATTGTCAATCTTATTTTTGATTTTGTAAATATAACCCATTCTATATACTTACTAAACATTTTCTCTTTATATAAGTTTCTTGTAAAATCTTATATAATACTTCTAACTATTATCATTATGTTCGTTTTGGAGTTTTTCCTTCTTTTTTAGATAGGCTCGTCTCGCGTATTCTTTCTTTTTCTCAGATGTGGGTTCATACTTATAACCAGTATTCTTCTTATAATTGTTATTCCTTTCTTTTATGGCTTCTTTATTCTTTTCATAATACTCTTTTCTGCTGGCGGGTGCGGTGTATTTTTTGAGGTGTTCTTTGGTAGCAAGTAATTCCTCTTCTAATTTAGCATTTTTTTCGATAAGTTCCTTTATTAGTGCTTTATCATCCATTCCAATAGTATATATAGAAAAAAACATTTATATTTGTTTCATAAAACAATCGTTAAGAACGTCAAATGCTTGTTTGTGAAGATGGAGGTTGAGAAGTGTCAGGTTTAACACGAATATATCTATATACAAACAACGTGTAACAAAAACAGCACATAAATATCATGAATAATGAACCCAATACAATGTAAGCATATAAACTGGATGTTTGACAACACTCACTACGACTATGCGAACAACAGTAATTATTGTTTTTGTCAACACATGAAATATCTTTATTTTGACTTTCATACCAATAGCATTTATTTATCTTGGGGGCAAGATTACATGTAGTCTCACAAGCACTCATAATATTCGGTGATATAGTAGGTGATGTAGTTGGTAATAATTGAAGTGTGACGTATTCTATAACACAATCTGATATATTGGAAGAACAGCAGTCATGTAACCCATCGGTACGCGTACAGGTGATTGTCGGATTACAAACATACTCTATATATCCAAATGTAAAATTACAATTTATGCGATTGAATATTTGATTGGTCGTACATGTAGTTAGGTCAAAACATGACATAGTTATTTTGGTAATTGTAATATTTCATAAGCAAACAACTATATATCAATTTTTATGCATTATCACGAATAATATTATTTAGTTGTCTTTGAGTATATGTAAAGCATAATTTTCGTAATATTTGTTTGAGATTATTATAAAGCCTATAATGTATAAGACATGCTACGAAACAACCAAACTTTAACTACCATCATATGTTGCATAGTAATAATAATATTCACAGCACTATTAATACGGTATTTTTTAAATAAACAGGAAAATGATTATAAGGAAGGTCTTGAAAATAACGATAGTTCCCCAAAACTAATTGTATCTTTAAAAAGTGATAGTAAACTACCAGCAGAAAAGCAATTAGATAAGGGAAATGGAATACCCGCCCATATAGAATATTCAATAACATCATTCTCATCGGATGGGTTCGTATTAGATAGTCGTTCTACTGTATTTAACGAAAATACTCCCAAACAAATCGGATTTGAATCACTGAATCCCGTTATGCATAAGAACGTGAATGTGGTAAACCAAAATAGGTTTATCGTAATTTCCCCCAAAACCGCGGTCGAGTTTCCAGACAATTTCACATTAACAATAGAAAATAATGTAGACGAAAATAAAATGCAATTTGATTTATGGGGAGATACATACATAAATAAAAATAAACCACGCCCTATGGGTAATTCCAATACAATAATTGGTCCTCACAATCTATCTGGTTATACGATAGAAGATACATCATCATTTACCTATGATAAACAGATATTTACTGATGGGTGTTTCAAGAAAGGAAAGGAAAAATGTGCTGTAAATAAATTGAACATAGGGAAAAACATTATAAATGTAATTCAATCGGGTCCTATATTTGATAACAAGGGTAGTAAAATCGGGCACGTTACAAAAACGAATAGACAAACTAATAATTCAGCTGACACTATAGAAATGAATATTGAGAACTATACGGGTGCAACGGGAATTTTGTTATACGTAGGATATACTACAAACGTCTAATATAGATTGGTTCTGAAAAATATTAAATAGTTGTATAGTATAAGTATTTAATGGAATTAACAACCCGAAATGGAACATATTTTATAATTTTAATAATATTGTTTTTGGTGTCATTTTGGTACTTTTCCCGTTATGATAAATGTATTGAAAATTTAGATGAAATGTACGAAATCGGGACAAATTGCGATGGTCCATTCGGATGTAAAACGCCTGATGAAATAAAAAAAGAAGGTGCTGCCGAATTAAAAAAAAAGCAGGAAGAAATAGCAAAACCACCATCATTTCCACCAAAGATAGTGGATATTGAATTACAATTTACTATTGAAAATCAAACTTGTCCTGCACGAGGAATACCATATAAATTACCAAAAAAAACTTTATTAGGTAGTCCTTCTAAGAAAGGGGTGGGTATGGGTATGGGTATGGGTATGGGTATGGGTATGGGTATGGGTATGGGTTTAAGTTCAGTAGACCCAATAACTCATTTAATAAAAACAAAAGTGTTAAGTAGTACAAAAACAGATGTTTATATGTTAGATGTAGATCCAAAATCGATAGGTTTTATAGAGGACCCCAGTTATTCGGTTACAACATTATCGGTGAATCATCCAGATGAAATTTTACCAACATCCACATTGAATGAATATATACCTCGTAATAAATCTTTGAATGAAATTTATACCATGAAGAAAGACTATATAGATGAAATGTATAATGATAAGGAGACAAAAATACCGATTTGTAAAAATTTAAGGTATACCGAATACACTGAATATAAGGATAGTAAAATAGATGTCAAATTAGATAGAGCAAGACCAAATAACAACTTTATTATACTAACACCTAACACAAATGACGTGTTTCCTAAAAAGTTTCAATTAGAAATAACAAATAATACTAAAAAAACGAATCAAACATTTAATTTATGGGGTGATTTCATGTTAAATCAAAACAAATCACAACCATCCGGAAACCCAAATAGAATATTAACTGCTGAAGATATAACAAACTATACAGATAAAGCAAACCGAACAACTTTTGGCTACAATAAACAAGCATTTGGAGAATCGTGTAAAAAACTGGATGAAAGTGAATGTAAAATAGCTGGTATGGATGTAGGTAATAGATGTATTAACATAATACAATCAGGTGATGTTTATGATGAAACAGATGATAAAATAGGTAGCGTGACAACAACCGTGGCTACTGAAGATGAACCAAATCAAAAAATAATTATAAATATAGATAACGAAAATGTAACGGGTTTGTTAATATATACATCATACTTGATGTAACCGATTTGTAAATATATGTGTAAATATTTACAAATTATAGTGCTTTACGATGGTCTAAAACATACGGATTGGATTTTAAGTTATTTAAAAATTCAGGATTTGTTCTGTCAGTTTGAATATTAGAATAAAGTCCCTTCTCATTACCAGATAGACGTCCCATAGTATTTGTATCAGGTGACTTATAAGGCATTGTTCCCGATACTTCTCTTGAATTTTTGAGTTTTTCATCACGAGACACTTGTCGAACATTCATCTTGGAGTTCATTAATGACATATTTCCCTTTACCATGTATCCATCTATAGTGCTTGATTTAATATCATTATTACGCTGATTGTAACCAGATTGGTATGATGATGGTTGTCTGGTTCCGTCACCAGCTCCTGCTACACCTGCGTAGTAAAAATCACCAGTCTCGTTACGGGTTGTATTAGCAACCTGATGAGCGGTACTTTGATAAGCACCTCCATTTTGGTTTGCGTTGACATTAAGATGGTTTTTGGAATTTTCAGTAGTTTCACGCATAGTAGTAGGTAATTTATCAGATGGGTTAAAAATGTATGTTTGTGGAACGCGTGCGCCTGGATTTTGGTAAGGTCTTAATGTACCAATAACATTTTCTTTTCTGGATGGACGTAAAATATCCATAATAGGGGCGACCGCGGCTCCAATACTTCCACTAACCATACCAAAATAACTGTCTTGTTTATTAGCGCTTCTGTTATTGGGGTATGCTTGTTTGGATTTAATACCATAGTCAGATTCAGTGGGTAGATATTTACCTTGTGCGCTTGCAGCACCAAATTGTGGAGCACCTAATTGTTGATTTGTAGATTCCATGTATTCACCAGGAACGTAAGTTCCATCGTTTTGATACCCGGCAGCACCAGTATATGAAACAGCAGTCTCGGGTCTGGATACATGTTTTGCGATTGGAACGCCACGCATGGTTTGACCTTTTTCAGCCCCACCAGTTGTAAATAAACGACCAATATCACGTTCCCCATTAGAAAACCCTTCTACATTTCTGGTATCTAATTCAAAAGCGCGTTCAGGTCGGTGTTTTTCCATAATACCCATTTGTTCTTGAGTAGCAATGTTCTTAATATGACTATTTGCTGGACCTTCATATCCATAAACCATATTACCACCTGCTTTAGGATTATTAGCAACACGTAGTTCATCTGCTGTCTTGGGCTTCCATAAATCACGTTGCTCCATACCTGCGTTGAACCCACCAGAACCTTCCGTTGTATAACCCAATCCAAGACCAGGAGCAACTCTTTCTTGTGTAAATGGGCTTTCGTTCGCAATTTTCATACTGGGGTTAATACGTGATTTAATAAAATCACTCTGGTTAGGCATACCATTCGCCCATTGTAAATTCTCACCGGGTGAAAATAATGGGGATTGTTCTTGTTTTTTTATAAATTGAGAACCAGAACCAGTTGCGTTGTCTAAAATACTCTCATTGGCTTGTTCGAGTTCGGGACTTGTCTTTAAATGTCCTCCGAAAAAAGGGACCATATTGTTGTGTTGAAAATAATCTCCAGAAACTTTACTACCGTCTAAAGACATATATTCAGTTTCATTATTAGAATTCGTTTTTTGCTGATTAAAATATTTATCAGTATATACTCCACCTCCGTTATCATAACGATTATTTACAGATAAATTTGACGTGTTTTCAGTTTCATTTGAATCTATTGGATAATTTTCATCTGCAACATTAGTATTAGGTAATGCTTTTTGATTTGAGAATTCTTCAGGTTCATCCTTTTTTTTATTCTGATTATTAATTAAATATAAACTGGATAAGGCGAATAATGGTACAACTACTTCCATCTTATTTTATATTATATAAATATATTACTTTTATACAATATTATTCTTTAGTTTATTTTTTGGCGTTAGCCATTTTTCCAGAATAAAGTGTTCCGGGACAACTCTCTTCGTTACCAGAAATACATATCGAGTTACCAGTTAGATAAAAATTATTTTGATTTGTACCATTAACAAATGGTATTTTGGTTGTATGATTATCTTTTTCTAAAATACGTGTTTGAAGGTTTTCATGAAAACCTTTTTCTAAACCATTCAATGGGTTTAATAAAGGTTTTTCCCATCGTGTTTGTTCTAAATCTTTATACATCCAAGCAGGATGACTGGCTCGGCTTTCTTGAATGAAGGGTTGACTTGAATGATAGTAGTTTGGAGCACTATATACGGACTGTTTTTGATAGTTATTTTCATCTGTTAAATCACGGTTTAATGGACGTGTTAAACCACGTAAATCGCTTTCAAGAGCTACAGTGTTA